ACCATTTTCATCAGGTAAAACTTTTCCTTTTTTTATATTTAATTCGTCTAATATAATTGTAGTATTGAATGGTTTACCTGTTTTTGGGTCATTTAAATTTAAATTATATTCTGGGCCAAAAGAAGTATTTCTTAAAAAGATTAATATTGCTTCTATATCCGTATCTAATAGATCTTCACACTTTAAATCATGTTCATATAATTTATTTTTAATTAAAGATTGTAATATAGATTCATTTGAATCTCTACTATTAATATTTGTTAAAATATTTTCATCTTTTGCTGTTAGATAACCAACTTTAACAGATTTTTTTTTGTTTTTATAAAAAATACCACCTGTTGGTAATGACACCACATCATGAGGTAAATTGAAATTTAATGCGCCTGCTTCGTAAGATTGTTGATCCATTTTTTTATTTAAAAAATAAATAAGTAAAAATAAAAATCAACACAACTAATTTAAAAATAAATTGTGGGTTAAAACTTTTAAAATATTGGGTATTTATATTTTATAACCCAAACCATTTTTAGTGTTTGGGTTGTTCACTAAAAAAAATATGTCAGATAGTTTTTTATCATTTTCTAATAGTCAAACATTTAGGCAGGCTTTACTTGCTAAAAATTTACCACCATATACCATAGAAGGGGTATATACTCCACCAAGTTCTAATATTAATCAAGAAACCGAATTAACGGTTTCTAATGTTATTGACTCACCAAATGAGTATATTACAGAAAATCCATTTGGTAATCAACTCTACCCACTTAATGAATATGGACCTGAAGGTGGTTATAATTTAGAAATAACCTATAATAACTCCGCCCAAAATAATCAATCAAACAAAGGTGAATACGACCCAAATGATACGGTTTTAGATTTAGTAAATGAATTTTTTATTGATGCCGCATATATTGAAAACATATATGGACCAATAGGTGGTTTTAATAATTTGGTTTCTATAACGGATATACAAAATAATAATAAAATTTATGAACCTTATTGGGATCCACCAACTTTTGTACCATCAATTTATGGTGCTTATAATATTTTACAGTCTACAGATCCTTCTGGGTCTAGCGGAAGATTATCTGAAGATTCGTTTATAGTACAATTAGGATCACAAGTACTTAGAGATTTATTACTAACTAATCAAGCTTTTTGGACACAACAAAATTTACAGAATAGAGACTCAATAAATTTTAATATAACTATTGATGGTATAAATGATACCTACTTAAGTAGATTAGAGGGGACATACGTACCATATTCACCCATACCGGGAGATTATTTTTTAGATGGTGTTACAAATAGAACTACAGATACTTTAGGGGAGGCCGTAAATTTAATTGCTGGTAGAAGTACTTTGTTAGGCGGTGCTTTAAATGGTGGTTTAACTAGAACAATTAATCCTTCACAAATATTTTTACAAAATACAAATGAAGGACAAAAAGGATTATTATTTTCTAATATTTCTTATAACATATATAGGCCGGCATATGGTGACACTCTTTTAGGTGGAATTGCAACTAATCTAATAACAACAGGATTAAATAGTTTAATTGATAACTTTGGATTACAATTACCCGGAGCTTATTATGTTGGGTCTTCGTTATCTGAACCATCTTTTCAAGAATCTCCAATAAATGCTGTACCCATAGATGTTTTTGGTAGAGATACACAAGCTTTAGTTTTAGGACCTGATGTTTTAGGTAAGGATTATGAAAAAAATGAACAACAAATAAATTTCGGGTTAAAAGGAAAATCAACCTCAGATAGTGGAACTTTGAACGGTGATTTTGTTTGGGTTTCACCAAAATATAAAGATAACGCCGGATATAAAGCAAAACCTGGCGGTGGTGTAGGATCTTTAGATCCAGAGTTTAGACAAATTAGTAGTAACTATCAAAGAGATGAATCCACCAACATAGACTTTAGACCTGGATCTATTTTAGATGACACTCAAAGACTGATTAATTCGGCGGATGGTTTACAAGGAGAACAGAGGTTAAGACATGTTGGTAATGCAATGAATCAAGTGTCTAAAGTGTTCAATGATGGATACAAAGAATTAACAAAAGGTTCTAAAGTTGTATCATATGTAAATAACGCAACTGGAGCCGAATCAGGTATTGAATACTGTCGAGTATTTGCCAAAGATACTCCATATTACATTTATTCTGATTTACAAAAATCTGATGGTATAACTACAACAGGTAGAAGATTTACAAATTCAGTACTAGATAAAACTTACAATTTAAATATATCTCCCACAAAAAATCCGGGGTCAAGTAATATTCAAAAAAATGAAAAAGGTGAGTATGTAGCAAAAAAATATATGTTTTCAATTGAAAATTTAGCGTGGAGAACATCAAGCAGACCTGGTTACACTTATGATGAATTACCTGATTGTGAAAAAGGACCAAACGGTGGTAGAGTGATGTGGTTTCCACCATATGATTTAACATTTAGTGATTCAAGCACACCACAATTTAGTGAAACAAATTTTTTAGGTAGACCTGAACCAATCTATACTTATAAACATACAAGTAGAACAGGAAGTATATCATGGAAAATAGTTGTGGATCATCCATCTATTTTGAATTTACTTGTTGATAAACAATTAAAAGGTAGTGATGAAAGAATTAATTCGGTTTTAGAATCTTTTTTTGCTGGATGTGCTAAGTACGATATTTACGAATTAGCTAAAAAATTTAATAAAGTACCACTTAATGAGTTATTAAGAATTCAACAAGTTTTAAATCAACCAAGATTAACAAAAGAACAAGTTGATGGGGTTATTAAAGAAATACCGGCAGATAATACCACACAGGAATCAAATATCACAACCGTTACCACAACAAAAACTGAAGATGATCCAAAGGCCGCTCAATTTGCTGATAAGTATTTAAGTTTTGGTTTTTATTTTGACAATGATATACCAGGACCTAGTACAGGATCGATAAGTAATCAGGATTATGAAAGTACATATAATTCATATATATCCCAAAAACAAACTTATACAACTATTGCAAGTCAAACTTTTAATGAAAATTCTTTAGATTATAATGTTTCAGAATTTTTTGATCAAGCGGTTATTGGTAATTTTGAAGTGTTAACACAAGGAGAAACTAATTTTTTTACTGATGCATATGAAATACTAAATGCGGGTGGTACAATTAACATTAAGTTAAAAGGTGCGGCATCCGCATCAGCCTCGCCTGAGTATAATCAAAAATTATCTGAAAGAAGGGTTGATTCTGTTGTTAAATTTATAAAAAATTTTAAAGTTGGGGACATAAATCTTAACACATTTATTGAAAATCAAAAATTAGTAGTAGAATTAGAATCTAGTGGAGAAGATACGGAGGTAACTCCAAAAAATAAAGAATCATTAACTATGGCTAAAATATTTTGTGATATAGATGTTAAAGACAAAAATGATAAAGTAACATCCAACTCACAAAAATATTCTGTAAGTGCTATGGCGTGTAGAAGAGTGGCGATAAGTAGTATTGATGCTAAACTACAAACAACAACAACAATAACTGAAACTAAAGACGTACCTAGTGAAGTAAAAAAACAAGTAACCGAACAAATAAGAACCGCTCCAACAGTAGAACCTACTTCACCTGATTTTACTGGAATAAGTAAAAAAATATTAAGATTATTATTATCTGAATGTGATTATTTTGATATGTTAAAGGAAGAAAATCCTATGATATACACATCTTTAAAAGAAAAAATAAAATTTTTTAATCCGGCATTTCATTCTATAACTCCTGAAGGTTTAAATGCTCGATTAACATTCTTAAATCAATGTGGAAGACCAGGAGAAACAATACCTGTTATTAGTGATGGTAAACCAAGAGTTAATGACGCAATTAATACATCTTTTGGAGCTCCTCCTGTATTGGTGTTAAGAATAGGGGATTTTTATCACTCTAAAATTATTCCAGATGGGATCCAATTTAGTTATGATCCGTTGATATACGACATGAATCCAGAAGGTATTGGTTTACAACCAATGATTGCTAAAGTTACAATGAATTTTAAATTTATTGGAGGACATGGATTGGCTAAACCAATAGAGGAATTACAAAACGCTTTATCATTCAACTATTATGCAAACACAGAAATTTATGATGAAAGAGCAACACCTACCGAAGATACATCAAAAATAGATAAGGAATTTTTTGATCTTTTGAGCGCTGGAGAATATCCTGCAAAACCGGTAAATCAACAAGAAAATAATGGGGGGACAACAATTGGTGTTGTTGTTACAAACATACCAGTTACAGATGGTCAAGAAGGTGAAATTACCTATCAAAAAGTTATGGATGATTTGGTTAATCAAACACTTGATTATTTCAAGACTTTAATCGCTCAATTAGAAAGTATAAATAATAATGATTTAAATGGTAATTATTATTTATTACAAATAGTAAATTATATTAATGATGATGAAACTAGTCGAATTTATAGGAGATGGGGCCCAAATGATATTTTTAATATATATGGAAAACCAACAAAATATGGAGAATATATAAAAAATATTTTTGATACTGCTGTGGAAGATGATATTAGTAATAATGAAAACCCAATAATTTATTTTTTAGTTGATAATGAATTTGATGAAGATGTTATTGAAAATGTAAGACAAAATTTAAAAAATTATTTAAAAGATTTTTATACCATTTATAGTGATAATGTGGTTAATACTATAAATTTATTAGTTGATTCAGAAAAAAATTTGGTACAAACAATAAGAAAAATAATGTTAGTAAATGGAAATACTGTGTTAAATACGCCAACAGATGGTTTTTTGTTGTCCGGTAATAAACCAAGAGTTTATAATATAGAAGGGACATCTATAATAAATAATATTGATTATAATAGTACTTCAAGTGAACTATCTGGTGATTTTAATGAACTAGAAAATGTTTTAAACAATTTTAATAACAAAATATTAGATTCATTTGGAATTATTGATGAAAAGTTATTTAATCAAAACGATAATAATTTTTCAAGTTTTTATTATCCAAATAATTTGAAAGAAGGATTAAAAACTGACGGATATCAAAGATTTTATGTTATAATGTCTAGAGTTCTTACTAATAAAACAAAAAAAGAAGAATTTAAAAATAAAATAATAACACAAACAGTAATTCAAAGAGACAAGTCTAAAAAAATAAGTAAAAAAATTGATAACATTTTAAATGATTTAGAAAAACAATATAATAACATAAATTCTAAATATGAAAAAATATTTACAGATCTTTTGAGATCTCCAGATTATATTGAGTACACTGATGGTATAGAAACGGTTTTATACAAAAAAGGTAAACCTAGAAAATTTGAATATACTACAGTACCAGGAAATAATAATACTCAACAAGAGGATGAAATAAAAAAATTGTATTTAGATATACCAAAATTTAATTAAAATGTCTAGACAAATATATAACAGATATAATACTTTTTTAATAAATGGTAACCAAACTATAGTACCATATATAAATATACCTTCAAAAACAACAGATAAACGACATATATATAAAGTTTCTCAATCGAGATTAGATAAAATTTCACAACAATATTATGGAACTCCGACTTTTGGGTGGCTAATTTTATTGGCAAATCCAAAATATGGAGGTGAAGAATGGAATATATCTGATGGTTCTATATTGACAATTCCTTTTCCATTATTAACATCATTACAAGATTATAAAAATGAATTAGAAAATCAATTTTTTTATTATGGTAGGTAATGGTGAAGAAAATATTTTAGTTGAATTTGATTATAACAACATAACAGTAATCGATCCAAATAAAGTAATAGATGAAAATGGTAAAGCTAAAGAACGATTTGTAAAACAAGAAAATTTAGTTATATACGCTAATTTAGAATGTAGAGTTCTACCTAGAACTAAATTAGCGGTTGGAGTTTCCAACAGTGATAATATTCAAACAATTTCAATTGCTTCTATAAATTTTTTAAGTCCTGCGGGTCAAACTAAATTAAATACTAATTGGACTGATGAGATAACAGGTAAAGATTCTTTGGAAGGAAAAGGTGTTAATCAACCAAATCAACAAACCATCCAAAACCCAAACAAAACCGATGATTTTTATATAAGACAAAGTATAAATTCTGGTGGTAAACCCGGACCAATAGATAATGGTTTATTGGGAATAACACAAATAAGAGTATCAATTAATACGGCTTTCAATCCACAAATAGAAATAGAGTTAGAAGATGTAAAGGGTAGAGCTTTATTTGAATCGGGAGATCAGAGCCCTTATGCGGCATTTTTTAATTTCCCCTATCCATTATTTCAACTAACCATAAAAGGTTTTTATGGTAAAGCTGTAAGATTACCTTTAATGTTAAATAGTTTTAAAAGTAGATATGACGTTAATTCAGGTAATTTTAAAATATCATTAAAATTTTACACTTATAAATTTACGGTACTTTCAGAAATAAGTTTGGCACATTTAATTGCCACACCACATATGTATAGGGCTAATTTTTTAATCTCACAAAAATCACAACCTGTTGGTGTATTAGCCCCAACCACACCACAATTTAATTTAAATAATTACATTGTGGATAATTTAACCGTCAAAAGTAATTCAAGCGTAACAGAACTAGGTTATCAAAAAGTAAAAGAATTATATAATGAATATAAATCTAAAGGTTTGATACCTAATGACTTTCCTGAGATTACTTTGGTTCAAATGCAAAAGAGGATAGAAAATTTTATTAAAAATGTTTTGGATAATTTTACTAAAGAAAATTTAGAACCATTAACAAACTGCGAGGTATATCAAACCGAACTAATTGATTTTCAAAAAAAAGTTTTTTATGAGTTAGAAAAAAGTTGGTTTAGAAAATACTGTGATCCAAAAATTTTTTATATTCTAAATGATGATAAAAAAACCAAAGTTTATCCATTCAAAAAAGATTATTTAACATTAGAAAAACAACAATCATGTATCACTGAATTAGATTCAATAATAAAAGAATTTAACACAAAACTTGGTGCTAATAAAACTGTGGGTAGTGATGGTAGTTATAAAATAAATGGTAAAATAACTTCGTCACCTATAGAATTAAAAATAAAGGGAGTTGAAAATCTAAAAAAACCAATTGTAGGTATTGGTGATATAGATCAAAAAGAAACATTAAGACAAAGATTTAACACACAAAATAATAATGATGTTATTAAAATTCAAGAAGAGTTTGCTGAATATGTAATTAAAAGTACAGGTAAACCATTAAATTCAAATCAAGTTAACGGTTATGGTACTGATACCACACCAATCAATTTATTTTATTTTGAGGGTAATGGTAGTTTTTTAGATTTAACAGACAAAATGTTAAAAGATTTAAATGTTATTAGAGGTAACATAGAAAATGAGTTAACAGAAGCATTAAAATTATTACTTGAAAGCCCAAATAATGGTATTGGATTTATACCCACACTTAAGAATGTGTTAGCGGTTATATTTGCTAGTGGCGAAGCTTTTTTAAGGTTAATGGATGATGTTCATAAAAAAGCTTGGGATATTAATTCTAATAACGGTGATTCATTAAAAATAAGACAAGAAAGTATTTTACAAAAAACGGTATCAGACGCAACGACGGACAATATACAAAATTATGATGATAAGTTAGTTCCAATTTATCCGTGGCCTCAATTTATAGTTAATCAAAAAGATAGTGATGGGAATGAGAAATATGTTATAGAATACCCGGGTAATAAAAATTATATAAATCAAACAAAAGGTTATTTATATGATGTTTGGCCTGAAATTGAATTTGTTGAAGAGTATTTAAGAGCGTATACCGAAAGGGCATTACCACCAAATGATAATACCGCATATGAAAATGAGGAATTAGATATTAAAAGAGTTAGTTTTAATTCTTTAGAATTCCCACAAGAAAACGTTATATTTTCAAATAAACAAGAGGTTAAATATTTTTATGAGATTTATGAAAGATTGGTTTTACATTGTTATTATTCAAAGATATCTAGAGGTATAAACAACCCACAATTTACAGATAAAATCATAGAATCATTTGCCGATGGAGAAAGTTATAATATAGTACAAAGTTTATTGGGAGGTAGTCCAATTTTAACACAAAAATTAAAACAATATGGTATCAATGGGAGTAACTTTTTAGGGGTTTTAAGGCATATATCAAACGGAGGAACTGGTGAGAGTTGGCAAAACTTATTAAGAGGTGTTTTTAACACCACATATATTAAAAATTATGTAGAAAATTCTGAATTTAAAATCTTTAGTTTAGATTATCTATTAAACTTAAATAAAAATTTAGCTGAACTACAAAAACCAAAAGATTTAGATGAGTTTTTAAAAAATGACGGATCAACTAACTTATTTGATTTTACTGATACATACCCTTTTACTGATAAAGTATGGTGTAGTAATAATTTAGCTGATGGACAATCAATAACAAATGTTTTTTCAACATCTAAAGTTATTCAATATAATACCTTAATAAAAACTATTACAAATTTTGAAGGTAATGGTGATTTACAAAATACCAAAAAAGTTAAAATTAGACCAATTACTAATTTTAATTTTTTTACAACTTTTAACGATAATATAAATTTTAACACAACTCAAGAAATTATAACATATTTTGATAACAGAAGTACAAGCCCTTACAAACAATTTGTTACTGAAGGTAATTTAAACTATTTTGATTATAGTGGTGGTGTTACTTATAAACAAACAACATCGATATTTAACACACCTTATTTTATTAATTCAATACAAGAAGGTATTCGAAGTTTTCAATCTTTTTCTACTAACCCTTTTGTGGCGTCTGCTTTTTTATTTTTAAATAGTTTACCATTAGCGACACTTAGAGAAAAATATAAAAATTGTAATACTAGTGATATTGGAACACAAATACAATCTACAACAGATTTGGATTATATTTTTGCAACTTTAAAGAAATATGGCGCGGTTCATAAAATACCATATTCTTGGGTTTTAAAAATAGGATCAATATATCATAGGTATAAAAAATATATAGAAACTGGAGAAGATATTATTAACACGTCTTGGTCAGGTTTTAGTTATTTAAACAATTATGACCCCATTACAAGTGACCCCCAAAAAATTTATCCACTCGTTATTGATGGGGATAATATAGATATTGTTTTAGAGAAAAATACACCAGTGGGTTCTGAAGTATCTTCATTAATGAATACTGGATTTTATCCAAAATTAATAAATGATTTTAATCTTTTTTACCAAGGTGTTTATTCAATAAATCCTTACTTACAGATAACAGGAAGTGGTTATATAGTTGACACGGTTTTTACTGTCACAAGTATTTCAAGTAATGATTTACAGATAGGTCAACAAATTAATTCGGGGTCTATAAGTCAAGGCACCCAAATAACTGGTTTTATAACAGGAACTGGTGGTGTGGGAACATATAGTGTTAATATAAGTCAGACTTCACAAAACGGAGGTTTTAACGTGTCAAATAACTCAACCCAAGGTTATACAACACAAGATATACAAAACGCTTTGGATAATGGATTGGTGATGAAATATGTTGATAAAGCAATAATTAGTAAAATAGAAGGTTTTGACGAAAAAAATTTAACTAGAGATTTGAGAATAATACCTTGGACACTATTATCCAAATCTGTTTTAGACTCAAATTACTGGATTTTACCATCGAATGGATCATATGTAAATCAAACACTTTTTGAATGTTTTGATAATGTTTCAAGTACAAAACTTAAAACAGAAGTTACAGGTAATACTGCGGTTTATAACGGTTCGGTAAGATTATTTTGGGGGGCACCAAATTTTGGTTATTTTGATACAACAAAAATAACAAAACCAACTCCTTTAGAATATATTAAAACTATTTTTTCAGGTAATAATCAAGATAATTTTACAATTAATGGTGATGAAAAATACACTAAAATAAGTGAAATATTTTCAGTTTTTGAACGAAATGTATTGGATCAATTTGAAGAAATGTTTTTAAATTTTTCCAAATCAATATATGATTATAGTGACGCGGTATTAAGTGGTGAAACAATTGCCAGTCAAGTAACATATAAAAATTTTCAAATGTTATTCCGTTCTTTAATGAAAGTTTCTGATTTATCTACCGTTGGTCAAATTAGCGGATTAACAGGTGAAAAAGTAATTCAATTTGTAATTGATCAACAATCAAAAAATATTAATTCAATTTTAGATGGATTTTTAAATTATGATATACTATTAAAAATAGGAAACCCATCAAATTACAATACAAAATTATTTAAAACTTTTAGTTCTGCAAACCCAAATTTAAATTTACCAACAAATTTATTACAAATATCCGATCCATTTATTTTAGATAGTTTTAACGCAAATACACCCAATGCATTACCACCTTTAACAACCTTATCCGATTCACAAAGTAATTATCCACAAGCATGGAAATCCTTACAAACATATGTTGGTTTTTCTGAATTGAGTGGTTTTGCATATTCAGATTCAGGTTCTTACATTACGGATTTCTTTATAGATATGGATATATCATTTGATGAATTTAATGTTAAAAATTTTGCCCCAATTATTAAAATATATGCGACACAAAAATCATTAGGTAATGTTTCCAATAAAACAGAATTTATCCGAAAAATGGATGAATATTTACAATCTATTGAAGATTTTCAATCAGACATTTTAGATAGTTTGTTTGTTAAATTAAACACCCGGTTACCAAACACCACAATAAATCTTGAAAAGGTAAATAACGAAACTTTAATAGGAGATCAAGGAAATGTTGAATTATGGGAAACATTCAAAGCTTTAAATGATAGGTGGATTGCTGGTTTAGATGTTAGTGAAAAAACGTTATTTGAGGATGTTTTATTATTAGACAAAGCTTCAAGAGATATTGGAAATAAAGTACTAATCGATATTTTTAAATTAAGAGATAGAATAATGAACTTACCTGAGAAAGCCTCAATGTTAAGTTTAATTCAATCAATTATTGTGGAAAATAATTTTGTAATTTATAATTTACCATCATACATAAATTTTTACAACGTTAATGATGTTTCTAAAAATCCACAACCCAAACCAGAAGGTACTTTAGAATTTGCGAATAGTTTATTTGGTACTCATTTAAATGTTGATTACACAAACTCAAAAAGTAAGATGTTATGTTTTTATGCAGGTAAGCCAAGTGAACACCCTGATGTAAAAAATATTGATTATAGATTTAGGAGTGATGTTTTTGATTTAAGAAGATCTAGTAGTAATCCATTATTAGAAAATCAAATAAATAAAAAAGATTGGGATAAATCAAATAAAGTAGTAGGTTTTAATGTGGATATAGGACCCCAAAACCAATCCATATTTCACGGATTTCAAGTTGATATGCAAGGTGGAACGCCAACCGCAGAAAATTTGGCCTCATTAAATCAAATGGCAAATCAGTCATCAAATAGGGGTACAACCACACAAAATCTTTCATTATACAATCTTTATAAAACAAGAAGTTATAATTGTACTGTTAGTATGTTAGGTAATGCTATGTTACAACCAACAATGTACTTTAATTTAAGGCACGTACCAATGTTTTATGGCCCTTATATGATTTTATCTGTAAACCATGTTATAACACCAGGTCAATTTGAAACCGTATTTACAGGGGTTAGACAAAATATTTCTGAATTACCAATACCTGACAATTATTTACAAGCTTTAAAAAATAGTTTGTTAAAATCAATACAAGAACAAATTAAAAAAGATAGACTTGGTAAACAACAAAAAACAATTGAAAATCAAAAAAGTGATCTATCTCAAAGAGATACAGCATTAAACGGTCTTACATCTCCAAGAGTTAATACAATAACAACTCAAACTTGTTCTGCAAGCACAAATTATGCAAAATATCAACAAATAACGAATACCACGACAACGACAATAACTTTAAAAGATTTAAAAACAAAAATTATTAATAAAACAAAAAATGATAAATTACAAAAATGTATTTTTTCTAAAATTTATTTAAGTACAAATTCGGATAATAATACAAATCCTAATAATATTTTGTTAAAAACAAGTGAAAATAATTTTGCGGCAATATATTTGGATGTGACCGCACTTGGTAATGATATGAATTGGGGGTCTAAAAATACTTACTTTAATGAAAAATATTATTGTAATACAGATTTGATACCTTATGTTTCTTTTAAAAATGTGGATTCTTGTTTAGATTTCTTGGTAAATTGGTGGTCGAATAGAATGAATGATATCACAAATACAAATGATGGAAATCTTAATATTGATAGTATTGCAAAATTTTTATTTTTAAATCAAACAAGTGAAACCGCCGACCCAAATATTTGGAGTAAAACAGATCCGGTAGAAATTGAAAATATTAAAACTAATATCAATTATGCATTATTATATTGGAACAACATCAATTGAAATTGAATTAATTAATTTTTTCATATATTTATAAATAAAAAAATATGAACACTAAATTATTATTGGATAGTTATCTTGGAAAAGACACTAAAGTAACCGAAAAAGATCTTGGAAATGGATCTAAACAAGTATGCGATTTAGATACTGGTGAATGTTATGTTATAAGAATGAAAGATGGATTAATAGAAAGAGTAGATAATACAATGAAAAATAATAAAAAAATTCAAGTTGAAACCTTAAACGGTGTAAAACAATTATTAAACGGTTAAAAAAAAATAAGATGAAAATTGATAATAAAATTATTAAGGAGATTGAAAGATATCATAAGATAAATAAATACGTATTAGAACAAGAAGTTCCACCGCCACCTGGAGGAGAAGCTGCATTACCACCGCCACCTGGAGGAGAAGCTGCATTACCACCGCCAGCCGCACCAACAACAGGATCTACACCTGTGGATTTGGCCACTGATACAGAAGTTGAAAAAATTGGTGATGAGAAAAAAGATAAAAAAGAAACTGAAGAAGTTGATGTTACTGATTTGGTAACATCACAAAAAAATATTGGTGATAAACAAGAAGAATATTTTGATACTTTATTTAAACATATGGAAGATTTAGAAAGTAAATTATCTGTTATGGATAATATGGTAGAAAAATTAAATAATTTAGAACAAAAGATTGAAAAAATGAAACCAAAAACTCCACAAGAAAAATTAGAACTTAGAAGTTTGGATTCAGGACCATTCAATCAAAAGTTAACAGATTTTTTTGATGATAAATTACCTGAAATGGAACGTAGCGGAAAAAATGAATATGTTATATCCCAAGAAGATGTTGAAAATTTTAATCCAAACGAAATAAGAAAAAGTTTTAGAAACTTTGAAGATGAATCCGAACAATTAAAAAGATTCTATTAAAATTTTAGAATTAATTATCTTCACATTTTTTTATCATTTTTCGATAAACATCTGTTGGTAATACAAAATTATCATATACAATATCCCAAGCTTTATTCATTAAATATTCATACATATCATGTACTGCCATTGTTTGGGGAAAATACTCTGTTCCATAACCACCAATAACATATAGGTAAACCCCATAATGATCATATTTTTTTTGACCTTCTAAAACTTCTCTGTTATCTGGATGAATAACTTCAACTTTACATAACACGTTTTTATGATACGCTAATAAATTTATTTCCAAAATTTTTTTAATTAATTTAGATAAATCTTTTGATTCAGATTCGTTTAAATCCATCATTGATTTAATTCTTGATATTTGTTCTTGTAGGTTCATATTAGTTTCCACAATTAATGTGATAGTATTCTTTTATTTTTTCTCCGTATTTGTCTTTAATATATTTAACCATACCATAATATATTTCACTCCACTCTCCTGAATTATCATCAGTATTTGCAAAATAATTCCAATACATAGATTCAATTGCGGACTCCATTACAACCTCAACTAGTTCATTTCCATCCTTATATTGACATATGTTATCAGGTCTATATGTTGCGCCTAATCTATATTCAACTTCAAAATCCAACATATTTAATCTTCTTCTGAGACGAGTGTTCATCTTTGTTTCCTCTTTGAGTATCCTTCTTATTGTTTCTTGTAATTTCATATTAATTTGATTTACCAGTACCTTTATATATTAATTTTAGAGCTTCAGGTTTAATATCTTCAAATGTTACTATATGATTATTTTTAGAACCTTCATACTCGAAATGTTTATCTTTAAACCATTTAACATCGGCAATTTTGGTATTAATTCTCCAAACATCATCATCCCAAGTGGATTCAAACCATTCATCTTTGTTTTCAGAATCAGTTGCGAAGATGGCGGGAATACATTCTTCTTTAGAAAAGTTTTCAGAATATGTTTTATAACAATCACCAACAGAAACTAATAAACCTGTTTTTAAAATATTCTTTCTCCATACTGGACTTGATTTATGATAAACAAACTTACTTGGTTCATAACTTTTCCCTGATGGGTCATAAAGTTCACTCAATCCCATCACTTCTTTTATTCTATGTATGTTTTCTTGTAGGTTCATGTGAACTACCCAACCACTAAAGATGGTTGGGCTTCTGAAATATAAATATTCAGAATTTTAAAAGTTTAATCCAATCGGCTAAAGACTGATGGGTTTTTCGGTGGATTTTATTTCTACATACATAATATAACCATTACGATATATATAACCATAATCTTTTATAAACATATTAAATTCCTCCGCAATTCTTGGAAATCTATCTGTGATGATACTTTCAATAACTTCTTTTTCACTCATATTCTCATACTGTGGTTTGTTATATACCGCATTCCAACAACTATCAACCCAACCCTCATAAAAAATAATAGTATCATCATCTAATTTATTTTGAATATATACTTGGTCATCATAACCATCCCAGTCATCTGTTAGTAAATCAAAATCAGGTTTTTCCTTATGGTAATCAGGATTCTCTTTTACTTTACTGAAAAACATATCAATAATCTCCATTCTTGTAATATCGGACATAGAACAAGATTTATATTTATCTTCCCCCATTTTTTGAAATCTATTTTCCTCATTAATTACCCCCATCATTTCTTTTATTCTAGTTATTTGTTCTTGTAGGTTCATTTGTGACTATTATAATGATGTTTAATTTCACGCAAATATTTTGATATTATAATATTTTTAATATCTTCTTCTAATTCATCTCTTAATTTAAGTATCTCTTGATAATCGTATATACCTAAATCACTAGTAAACTCCCTAGTTGTACTAAAAATAACTCTATTTAAATAATCATCAAAATCCTTAAATCTTTTAGGATCTAACCAATGATAACTTTGTGTTATGTGGGTATCTAATAAATCAAGTCTTCTTAGAATAAAATTAGACATTTTGGTTTTTTTATTTATAAGTCTTGATTCTTCCCTCAATATTTTTATTATTTTTTTTTTAATCATTTTCTATTAGTACAAACATAAATATTAAAAATTTTTGATTTAATTTGACATATGTAGAAAATTAAATTATAATTCAAAAACAAAAAAACAATTTTAAAATTATGGCGACAACAAGTTTAGATGCAATACTGTCTCAGTATGAAAAATCACAACAATCAACCAGTTCCAAAATGTCACAGGATGAAAGAATGAAAAAATATTTTGCGGCAATTTTGGGAGAAAAAGAAAAACAAGCTCAACGCAAATTAAGAATTCTTCCAACAAGTGATGGTTCTTCACCATTTAAAGAAGTTTGGTTTCATGAAGTCCAAATTGATGGAAAATGGCAAAAATTCTTTGATCCGGGAAAAAATGACAATGAACGTTCTCCATTAAATGAAGTATATGAAGAATTAATGTCAACAGGAAAAGAATCGGATAAAAAGTTGGCATCACAATATAGATCAAGGAAATTTTATATTGTTAAAGTTATTGATCGAGATAATGAATCTGATGGTGTTAAATTTTGGAGATTTAAACACAACTATAAAAATGAAGGTATTTTAGATAAAATTATTCCAATATTTCGATCTAAAGGTGATGTAACCGATACACAAAAAGGTAGAGATATTATTTTAGAACTTACAAAATCTAAAACACCAAGTGGAAATTATTATACAGTAATTCAAACAGTTATGTATGACGATCCATCTCCACTTCACGAAGATAAAGAAATTTCAAAATCTTGGATTGAAGATAAATTAACATGGGAAGATGTTTACTCTAAAAAACCTGTAGAATATCTTGAAGCAATTGCTCGCGGAGAAACCCCAAAATGGGATAGCGAAAAGAATGGTTATGTTTATAGTAATTCAGAAGAGTCTGAAAATACATTTGGTGGAAAAAAACAATCTTATGAAGATCCACAATTGAATTCAGAACCTGATGATGAAATGCCATTCTAAATCTAAACGAACATAGACATTATTATAGATATAGTGTCTAT